GATCTGAGCGGCTACGCTCGCGGCGATGCGGTAAGTCGGGCGCCGGCCGGTCGAGATGTTCACTTCCTTGCCCCGGCAAAGCTTGCGCGCGGTCTCGATACTCATATCCCATCGCCGCGCCAATTCCTTGATCGTGAACATCTCCTCGACTTCTTGAGCCGTTTCTGTCATACGATAAAACGTATTATTCGTATTTCGCCTTCGTTAGAGATCTTCCGCCCGTTTCACCCCGCCGTCAATGGAGGAAGTCACCTTATTTACGCATTTCAGTTAAAAATAGTCCATTTCCCACTGGTTCTCATTAGCCAAACATACTTTGTCAGAAATGATTCAGACCGCGATATCGCCTCACGTTTCTGCGGATTAGGGACTAAGATGAATCAGTGATCGACCGTCCGCTGGTTACGCCCGACAGGCCGATGAACGGCCTTGCGCCTTACCGCGTCCAACTCAACGGCCAATCCTCGCCCTCGTCGGTCGAAAACGAGGATGGCTCGGTCACGGTCTCTCTCGACGGCGTGCAGGACCAGTCGCCGCGGCTGGAGGACGCGCCCTTCGACGCCAACCTCGCGGAGTACATGGCGGAGAACGAACTGCTCTCGATCGCGAACGAGTTGCGCTTCGCCATCGACGAGGACCGGCAGTCGAGGCGGGAGTGGGAAGACGCGCTCGCCAAGGGCATGGATCTCCTGGCGATCAAGGAGGAGAACCGCTCGACGCCGTGGCCCGGAAGCTGCGGCGTGATCCATCCGATGATCCTCGAGGCCGCCGTCAGATTTCAGTCGAAAACCGTCACGCGATTGTTTCCCGCGACGGGGCCGGCGCAGGCCAAGGTCGTCGGGCGGAACGATAGCGGAAAGGTCGCGCAGGCCAAGCGCGTCTCGGACGATCTAAATTACTGGCTCACCGAGAAGATGGCTGAGTACAGAGATGAGACGGAGCAGCTCCTCTTCGCGCTTCCGGTAGATGGCTCGGCGTTCAAGAAAATCTACTTCGACCCCCTCCTCAAGCGGCCGACCGCTCAGTTCGTTCCGGCGAATGACTTCCTGCTCCCATTCGGCTTCCCCAACCTCGAGACGTGCCCGCGCTACACGCACGTCATTAAGAAGGCTTACAGCGACGTTCGTCAGTTGCAGGACCAGGGTTTCTATCGCGATATCTCGCTCTCGCCAGCTCCCCTCGACCTGGACCGCGTGGAAGAAAAAGTTTCGAAAATGGCCGGGATATCGCCGTCTTACGCGCGCCACGAGCTGCTGACGCTCTGGGAAACCTCGACCGACCTGATAATAGAGCGGGATCGCCCGCTCCCATATGTTGTAACCATCGAGAGCGAGTCGAGCCGCGTTCTCTCGATCAAGCGCAATTGGCGGCAGGACGACCCAGAGTTCGGAAAGGTCGTCAGTTTCGTGCATTACAGGTATGTGCCCTGGAAAGGGCCATACGGCTTGGGCTTGATACATTTGATTGGCGGCATCGGCCGCTCCTCCACATCCATTCTGCGTCAGTTGGTCGACGCCGGCACGCTGAGTAATCTGCCGGGCGGCCTCAAGTCGAAGGCCCTCCGCATCAAGGGCGACAACGATCCGATCGCTCCTGGCGAGTTCAGGGATGTGGATGTGCCGGCGGGGCGGATTTTAGACTCGATCGCCTTCATTCCCTATAAAGAGCCGAGCGCGGTTCTCTTCCAGTTGCTCCAGATGTTGATCGACGAGGGCAAGTCGTTCGCCTCGATCGCGGAGTTGGACATTACGACCTCCGCGCAGAACGCGCCCGTGGGCACGGTCTTAGCGTTGCTCGAAAGGGCGACGGAAGTGATCACCGCGGTGCAGTCGCGCATGCATATCGCGCTCGGCCGCGAGCTGACGATGATCGCGGAGATCATCCGCGACAACACGCCGGGCGAGTACGAGTACGACCCGCCGAACAGTCTCCCGCGGTCGATCAAGGCCGAGGACTACGGCTCGAGCATCTCCATCATTCCCGTCTCCGACCCCGCCGCCGCGACGGCCGCGCAAAAGATCATGGAGTATCAGGCGGCCCTGCAACTCTCCTCGCAGGCTCCTCAGCTTTACGATCTGCCTCTATTGCACCGCTCGATGATCCAGGTCTTGGGCATCGACAATTACGAGCAGATCGTTCCCGACAAGACGGAAGCGGACCCCATGGATCCCGTGGCGGAGAACATGGCGCTCCTCACCTCAAAGCCGGTGAAGGCCTTCCAATGGCAGGACCACCAGGCGCACATCCAGGTCCATCAGAATTTTCAAAAGGACCCGAAAGTCCAGCAGGCCATGGCGCAGAACCCTCTCGCCGCTTCGATCGGACAGGCGATGTTCGCGCACATGAACGAACACTTGGCCTACCAGTACCGCGCCCAGATCGAACAGATGACCGGGACCTCGCTCCCGCCGCTCGGCGCGAAGTTGCCGGCGGAAGCGGAAGAGCAACTCTCCTCGCTTGTGGCCGCCGCCTCGCAGAAAGTTCTGCAGCGCAACATGGCGGACGCGCAACAAGCCCAGATGCAGCAGCAGCAGCAGGATCCGGTCGTTCAGCAGCAGCAGCAGGAGCTTCAAATCCGTCAGCAGGAAGTGCAGCAGAAGGGCCAGACGGATCAGGCCAAGCTTCAGATCGAACAGTCGCGCCTCACTCAGCAGGGCCAGATCGCGGCGGCGAAGATCGCCTCAGAAGAGAAGCGGGAGCAGATGCAGATCGACGCGGCGAACCTGCGGCATCACGTCTCGGAGATCGGGGAGTCGCACCGCGCCCATGCGTCAGAGCATGCGGCGACCGTGCGCCACATGATGAGCCAGCGCACGGAGCACTTGAAGAATCAGGCGGGCGCGTTCAACGACGCCGCGGAAGGCATCATGGACGCAGCGCAAATGCCGGCGGCGCCGCCGGCCCCGCCGCCGGAAGGCCCGGTCGAGTGAGCGACGAGGAAGCCAAGCGGGAAATGCTGAAGGAGCGCCATCTGTGGTGGAGCTTCGCGCAGGCGGGCTACTCGTGCCTGTCGGAACAACTGGCGCGGAATTACTGGATCATCTACTATAACGTGGGCGACAACGGGCACACCCGCTTTACGGTCGGCCTCAGTTAAGGGACCGGCAGGTGCGGCTCCCAGGAGTGGATCTCCGGCCAGTTCCACGGCGGCTGCGTCAACTCGATCTCGGCCTGAAGCCAGTCCTGCTCCCGCGATCCGGGCCGTATGGCTCTCTGCCTCTGGCGGTAAAGCCACTGCGCCCACGCCTTGACTTCGTCTTGGGTGAACGGGCGGCGTTCGCGGAAGCGCACGGAGCGCACGGGGAGTGTCATGCGTTCGTGGGCGTGACCAACACCCCTAGATTTCCGGCGGCGGTCGAGAGCACCCAGATGCCGGACGGTCCCCAGACCCTGACGGTGACGGGAATATTCGCCGGCAGCGGAAAGGTCCCCGGATCAGCCGCCGCCAGATTGGGCGCCCCCTTGATATACGCGCCGGCGGCGGTCGCCAGGAACGTGTAATTGCAGTGGCCCTGCCAGGCGTCCACCAGATTCGTGGGCGCACCGGCCGCGAGCGCCACATTGTTGAACGCCTGAAGTTGAACCGGCGCGGCGGTGATAGTGAAGCCGCCCGCCAGCGTGGCTACCTCCCCGCCCGTCGTCATGGTGACGGTATTGGCGGCGAACGCCGCCGCCGCGCCCACGGTCACGTATGCGGTCGCGCTGAGGGGAGAGTTCACGACAAGCGAATTGACGGTGACGCCTGTGCCGAAACTAGCTACAGTCGTGCCCTGAGCGAAATGCGTTCCTGAGCCGGTGATATTGACGGCAAGAGTCTGACCCTGTAAGCCGCTATTGGGACTTACCTGCGTGACTGCCGGCGTTGCCATAAGACCTCCTTCAATTCAGAGCGATCGCGGCGTTCGCCCACATCCGGGCTTCCTGGAGCTTGGTGATGGTGACTGACCGTTCGCGAGAAGCCGGACAGTTCTCGATGACCACTCGGGCGAAGTCCCTAGCCGCGCTACTGATCTGTTCGTGCCTAGCCGCCTTCTCCGCGTCCGGCTTGTGATAGACCAGATCATCCTCGATCTCCTCGAGTAGCTTCTTGTCTTCCGCGCTGATTCCCATAATCCTTTCATCCTACACGCGCTGCCGATAAAATGTGAGGCGAATTGCTGATCCACTACGATCTCGGCAAGCGGACCACCAAAGGCGAGTTGCTACTCGTCCCGGTCGAGCTTGTGCCGGCGGTCTGGGACCGCGCCTATTATCTGATCCGGCGGAAAGGGCAAGCGCCGGAAGGCTACGATATCAAGGCGCTCTATCAGCGCCTACTCCTAGGGCGCGACCGGCTCTGGCTGGCGGTCTTCACGCATGCGAAGGCGCACCTGATGAACAGCTACGGCGGCATGGTGATCTCGACGGTCGGGCCGCCGCCGAAGGATCTCTCGCATGTGCTCTTCACCCGCGACCGCTCGATCACGGTCCACGTCATCGCCGCCAGGAAGATCTACTCCTGGTTCGACGACGCGGTCGAGAAGATCACGGCATACGGCCTCGAAAACGAGTGCCGGCAATGCTTCGCGATGGGGCGCCAAGGCTGGTTCGGGCAGATGAAAAAGTTCTACGGCCGCTTCGAGCGGGTAGGCATCGGTCTCGACCGGCTGAAGACGCGGGGGCGGGATACCCGCCAATGCACCATGCGCCCCGGCTACTTCCGGCGCATCGAGCCATGGCCGGAAGGAGTGAAGTTCTGGACCGCCGCCTCGCGGAAGAGGCAGTTCTATCTCAGAGGAGGACGAGCCCATGCCGCTGACTGATCAGCAGCTTCAAACTCTCCTGGCCGATCCGACGCTAGGGCCGCAGGTACGCGCCTGGCTTCAGAGTCAGGGCGCCCAACCGCAGACCCTCATGTCAGCGATCGGAAACATCGGGCAGGCCATGTCGCATCAGACGACGCCGCAGGGTCAGGCCGCGACCGGGATCGGCGGCGCGCTCGGCGCGGGCCTTTACGCGCTGACGCATCGCAAGAAGACGAACATGGACCCGATGGCGGGGCGCTCCGGCTTGAAGCCCACGAACTACGACCCGGAAGCGTTGTCGCCGCCGCAACTCGAGCCGAACCAGATGGACCCCGCTGACCGGCCGCCTATCGACGTAAATGACCTTTCGCCGAAGTCGCACATGTACGACATGACGGACCTCGCCTACGGCCTGCCTGACGACGGCTTCCGCAAGGGCGGCCGCGTCAAACGCGCCTTCGCCGCCGGCGGCGAGGTCGAGGCTCCGCCGAAGCCCGCGAAGAAAGGCGTTCTCGTCCGCCGGCCCGTGATCGCGATCGTGATCACGCCGCACGGCAAGCCGGGCGAGAAGCCGGAAAAGAAGGCCCGCGGCGGAACCATCCACCCGCGCAAGCCGGAAGCTCTCCCGCCCAAGCGCGGCCCGGAGAGCAGCGGTCCTCCCTCCCCCTTCAAGAAGGGCGGCCACGTCCAGGTCCCGCGCGGATTCGGCGCAGCCGAACGCGGCAAGCGGTTCCGCGGCATTTACTAGGAGGGCCTCATGGCGCAGGTTTCCTCTACCTCATCCAGTAACCAGTCAGAGCAGCAAGTCTACCCGAATAATGATCTGATCCAGCTCTGGAACTCCGCGCTCGGCACGCAGGGCGGCCTCGCGCAATGGGTCGTCAACAACTACGCCTATCCGGGCGGACCCAACGCTCAGGTCGCGGCTCCTACCGACCTGATGAATCAATACTGGCAGCAGGCCGGAAGCAGGACCGGAGCGCCGGACGTGTCCGGCGCCCAGGCCAACATGGACAACATCTCGCGGGCGATGAACGGCCAGCTTGCGCCCACGAGCTACAACTTCACTCCGGGCTCCGCCGCTTTCAATAACCCGTTCGCGAACGGAGCGCCTCAGGTCACCGCGCCGACCGGCATCGGGAGCACGGCCGCGGCCTATCAGTACAACCCGATGCAGGTCCAGGCTCCGACAGTCACCGGAGCGCAGGTTTCAGGACCGGCTCCTG